TAAGCTAAAACAATAACTCCGACAATAGTCGCCAAGGTAACACCACCCACGACGGCGGCACTACCCCAATTCAAATTCGAAACAAGGATATAAATCCAAACAGAAATCATAGACCAAACAAAGGTATGCCATAGCGGGAACAACAGAACGCCGCGCCAATATGTGCAGAAATCCAGTGGAAGTTTACCAGCCTCTTCCGAGAATTGTGCGTATTCTTCGAATGACACTTTGTGATCGTATGGAGATTTATCCTGTTTCCAGCACCAACTATCCCAACCGGAAGGACGCTCATATGTGGAGAGCTTCAGAAAACGGATGTAACGATAGTAGAGCATGAGCTTGAAGTGCCATGAGTCTTTGTTGATTTTCATTTCGAATTCACCTTTCAGAGTGTGTTTTGATTGCAGCGAGAGCCGCACAAAGAATAACGATTAGGATGCTGAGACAGATAATACCACGCCAGAAACCGGGAGGTATCAAATTAATCAGAAAGATTAATCCGACAAAAAGAGCGATGATGCCGACCACAACCCCAAGCATTTGGGCAAAATTAATCCAAAATCTCATGCACAGACACTTTCTAATTGTTTTGTGATTTGTTCAACTTGTCCCGTCCCAATAACAGAGAATGAATCAATAATCAAGAAATCAAAATGGTATTTTTCAATTATTGCCTTGGTGTAAACCCAATCGACCTTAGTCACATATATCGTTTTGAAAACATCGCCGCCCCAAATTTCGACCTTCAGTATTTCCATTAATCCCCCGATTATTTCGTCTTTATAGTCTTCTTAATAGCCGAAAGACCAGTCGCCTTCAACTCTAATTTGATACTATTTTTTAATTTTTTGATACCGGGATCATTTTCCCGAAACGAATCTGGATGCTTATAAATCGTCTGTGTGAGACGGTAAGGGCTTTCGCAGATTACCTGATCTTTGACGATATCAACGCTCAAAATTTTCTGACCGTTGATGCTTAGGTTACAATATTCAAAATCTGAGAAGTTCGAAGACAGGCTATTATGAACCGTGTAGACAGATCGAACGAACTTCTTCCAGTCGCGCTTACTGATCAATTATCAAACACGCTCAATTTCGTCGGTACGAACCCACCCACGAAAATTATCATATTTACCGGTAGTCATGTTCCATAGGTTGTTCGCGAAAGTGTTTTTACTGACCTTGAAAGCAATCCAGTCGCCGCCATCTCGGGGAAAAATCTCTTTAGCCCGTTCCCCCAATGTAAAACGATAATCCATCCAATTATCAAGATTATCAACCACACCCCATGCGTTGCTTGGTTTTTTGATGAATTTACAAACATCACCGGTTTTGAAAACTATTGGAGATTTGTTCAGAATTATCATCCCCGGTTCACCGTAAGTATCCAATGTCTCTGTAACAACCGGCTGTTTCAGCTTCTCTTCAATCGCATGGAACATCAGAATATACTTGTTCGTGCGAGCCAAGTCTTTTTCAGAAACACCCTTCAGGCGGCGCATATCCATGTTGTGAGTTAGATCGCTCTTCTTCACAAGCATCGCATCCCGCGACGACAAGACGCCAGCAAGATATTCATCGTTGGTTTGACCGCGAACCTTTGTGAGAAGCTTGACGCCGTCGATCACACGTTCCGACATACCGGCTTCACGAAGCTCTTGATAGGTTGTTTTCGTATCCTCAACCACATCATGAAGTAGAGCGATGCAGTTCAGTTCCTCGTCAGTAGAACGAAGCTTGTGCATCACTGTCAAGACGTGGAGAAGGTACGGTTTTCCGGACTTGTCGAATTGACCGTCATGCGCCTTAGCGGCAATCATGAGGGCAGTATTAAGCATCTGTTGCATAGTCATCCTTCCATTCGTCGCTGGTAGCCAGTACCGCGTTTTTGTATCTGTAATCGTGGGTCACTTCGCGCCCAATCCATTCGGGGAAATCCGTGACATCGGCTGCATCATCGCACTCCAGTTCAGCCACAATCAAATTAGCCAATTCGTCATGGAAAACATCCAGTTCCCAATTTCGACCATTGTGTTCGATTGTGTAACGGGTCTTGACAATTTCTCTACCGACGCGATCTTCGAAGTTAGCGAGATATGACCCAAACGAGACAGAAAATTCAATTTCATCGACCGAGATACCAGACTGATTGTGCTTGATCGTCAAAGTACAACTGTTGCCGACTTTGCGCAATCTAACAGAACATTCCTTGCTCGATACAAGATAGTATTGCCACATCATTTCACGATAAATTATGAAAGGATCAAGAACATCTGGCAGTAAAGCTTTCTTCACGAGAAATTTGCGTTCGGTTTCTTTTGCCATTATTTCCAGTCCTCTTTCCAGCCGTCAAAAACTTTGTCATATCGGTCGCCGTGAGTTTCTTCGCCTCGATAGGCAAGGGCAGCGGCTTTCTGTTCATCGGTCAAAGTCGCGAAGAAACCAGTCGGTTCAACCAATTCGAAGTCTTGACCATAAATCAATTTTACCCGTTCGTCAAAATTTAAATTTCTGAAATCCACATCAATTTTTGAAATTCTGGAGCGGGTGACGGTTCCTTCGAAATTGTTGTCGCCGTACTCGGGCTTATACAACATCTCGAAAAGTTCACGCTGAACGAAGTTACCATATCCTTTCAAAACATCTTCATCGAATTCCATGTAGACGGCAAGCAATCGCTCCAGCTTTTCTTGAGTGGAAAGTTTGTCCAGCGCCTTATGACCAAAGACATGATGTGCGTAATCCTGAATGACGTTGCGCGTTGCATCTTGGAACCGCCACACAAGCATATTGGTGGCTTCCGCATAGTTCGGGAACTGAACGTACCGGCAATCGAAAGAGCATTGTGGAGCAAAGCCATAGACGGCTTGAAAATGGACTGTGAAGCGATTGGTGAAGAATGCCGGGACAACTGACAGGATTTTATCCAATCGACCACCAAACAGCATATTTTGAACCGTATCGCTTGTGATCGGCTTTAGGTGAAAGCTGATTTCGTCAGACTGATGAAAGCCTAGAAGAAAGCTGAATTCCTTCACAGTGTCTCTGGTCGCTTCCAGAAAAACGCTTTCAAAAGTAGCATCGCGTGGCTTTTCCAATATGTCGGCTGAGACCATCTTGCGGGTGAATTTGGAAAAGGATCGACCATCAAGACGAAGATATGGATAGTGGGTTTCGCCTTCAGGCACCGTGATCTGTCGCTGTGTTTCAAGCTCATAGGATTTCATACGGTCGCCAAAATCATCGTTTTTCATTATATTACTCCAATCATTTTTAAAAGAAAAACGATCAGGATAAGCAAGCTCAACCCAATCGCAATTATAAACCTGTCACATACCCCGAGCATCTTCACCCAATAACAGAACAGGATCGTGCCCGTGACACTTGCCAGTAAGAGGATGATGAGCAAAGGTGTCATTTACCTTTACCTTTCTCGATACGACGATCTGTATCTTTTACCTGCTTCAGATATTGACTGACACTTTTCACAGTTCGTTTGTCATCCTTGAACATACCATAAAGTAATTCCGCGTTTTTCAACCTTTTCTTTTGTCGTCTTGTTTGTGTCATTTGTAGAACTTTCGTTGCTCATCCATCAAAGACTGAACATGAATAGCTGTTACCGAAAGACCTTGATCTGAGAATTCATTACGCAATTCTTCAGCCGTCTTAAACCAATGAGGCACCCACGTTTCGTCATAGTTTTCGGCACTAACCGGTGTACCGGTATAGCTGGCGACGGCGCGTGTATGAATTTCCAGATAATAATCCATGATCCACCTTTTACTTAGTTCGAAATTTTCGTTTTGGTCTCTTCATACATCTTTCGATATTTCCAATTCTTTCAGAAAGCAGAGACATATTGTCAATAACCGTCTTTTGATTGGAAACAGTCTTTTCCAAGTCTTGGATTTCTTTGCTCATTGTAGCCAAAGCGATATAACAAGAGCCTAGATCATTTGGGTATCTCATATGATCTTCACCCAACAAACCTTACCGGTCTTGCCGCCATCACGAGTCGTCTGGTCTGCCCAATCGTAAAGCTCTTCCCATACGTCATTGAACATAAGGAAGTCTTCACATTCGATGTCGATCAAATCCTGAAATTCAGCCATGATGCGTTCCTTTTCGTCTTCGATATCAGAATCATCAAAGACGTTCAGGTTTGCCAGCTTCTCGACAATGACCTTGCAAAGACCGACGATCTTCGTCGCATCTTCGTCAACTTCGTTCCATTCCTTCGCGACATCCAGTTCGCGCAACCAATTAACCATTTTCAGTTTCCTTTGCGAGTGAGATAGCCTTGTCAAACATGGCTAGAACTTCTTCCTTGGTGGATTTGTCATTGTGACGATAAACAGCACCCCATGCATTGATTTCGTTGATTCTTTTCGTGATATCATTTGCCGCGACAAATATATCGCGGCATTTTTCGATTTGGTCATAAGTGATATAATGGGTGTAACTTGGACCTATTCCCCGCCCATAAGCTGATACCGTTGGGTCATACGCCTTAATCAAAGCTCCAGTTGTACAAAGACAACCCGCCGTGGTTTCGTAAAGAGATGTTGCATGCCCGAACACATCAATCAGGCGGCGGGCTTCAGTGAGAATTTCAAGAGAGGTCATTCTGGTTCCTTAAATCCGGGTGGAGGGCAGACACGATATTCATCAAAATCTGCCAGAGTTGCAAGACGAATTTTGTTGTAACCCGGCTGGAATGCAACCGGACCATTTTTCCAGTCGTGACCGCCCTTGAAGACCGAACCATGCAGTACGCCCATAAAAGCGATTTCCGTTGGGATCGTATCCGTGTTCTGGAAATAGCCGAGAGTGTGTTCGTCTTTGACAACATAGACTGTGTTGAAAATATTCGCGAGTGTAGCGGTCATTTCTTTTCTTTCTTCTTCGCGGCGCGAATTTTTTTGTCCATTTCCCGTATAGACATTCGGGAAATCTTGTTCTTTTTCGTGATTTTAGGTTTCTTGTTCACGCTGCGATCATCCCCGAATGAGTAGCTTTTTTGATGGCGTTGGCTGCGTAAGCATCAGGTTTGAACCAGTGGGCAAGCTGTGAGAAGACTGTGGTGCCCATACCGGGCACGCACTTCTCATAACGCTTCACAAGGGCTTTCTTAGGAAAGCAAACAGTGGTGTTGGTATCGAGCTTGACGATCACTGCTTTCTCTGTCACGCGGTCAACGCGACCGTTGATCATGGTAACGCCGATGGCGCAATGGGCAGTGGCAAACGAAAGACGAATTGCAATGTACTGCATTTCTTTGATTTCAATTGCTTCGGTCATCTCGATTTCTTTCTCTCTTGTCTCTATGACTTATAATTAAAACAAGAGAGAAAGAAAGTCAACAGACAAAATTAAATAATCTTCACTGCCGTCACTTCTTTTTCAAAATAGAAAACTTCAAACTTATCAGGCGAGCGAGTGAACCATTCGCTGTTGTTCAAACCGATTTTGCTTGCCAAATCCATGATAGTATCCCAAGGATCGTCTTCCTCGACATCTTTGAAAATCTGCGGATTGTCTTCAGCGAATTCTTCAAACACTTCTCGCATTCGTTCAATTTCTCGGTCATCCCCTTCGAAAATGTTTCCTACGTCATGGTGTTCGAACAATTCGAAAATCTTCTCGAACACACGGACTTCAAAATCAGTGGTGACAGAGATTTCATTGGTGATGATATTGTCGCCGTCATTTTCAGATGATCGGACGCGGATCAAATAACCGGCTGGATATAGTGTTACTGTTGTCATTCTTGATGCTCTCTGATAAAAATTACGTCAAAGTTTTCTTCTGTAAGCCCGAGCTTGTCTTGATAATGTTTTAAAAACAAGTTTTCAGCCTCTTCCATATCGCGACAACGAATAATCTTGCGAGCGACGGTGTAATTCTCGGTACTCAAATCGAGCCGATACGAACTTTCAATAAGATAGTCTTGCATGTTAGCCTTTCATGAAAAAGAAGTAGTAGTAGATGATCGCGTACAGGACTTTGCTTGCGATATGCAGCATTTGATCCTGAAGCAAAGTGGTTCTTTCTTTGACTTTCGAATAATCCAAAATGCCGTGGATCGCAAGCTCCAGAAAGAAGAAAATAAAATTATTACCGGTCAACCAAAAGACTGCCCCGGCGTGTATCCAGACATGAACCCCGAGATGGTAATAGGGCAAGGGCATTTTGTTCTTTGGGTCTTTGCACATCGCCAAAAAAGAACCCTGCAATGGATAATCGAATATCGCATGCAGGGTCAATAAATGGATCAACAGAGTGATCGCGTCAATCATGTGTTCTCTTTCAGATTCATCGTTTCACCAAAAACCGTGATTACATCGACAACAAATCCGGGTGGATAATCACTCGAAGGCGAAGCATCCTGTATTTCGGATAATAAAGCCAAATGAACAACAGCACTATCATAGCTACCAAAAAATGAAGCATCTTGCAAGAAGTCTGTTGTCGAATATGGCGTCATGTAATATGAAATATTGCCCTCTAAATCAACTATTCGCAATGAATAGAGCGCATTTTCTGGAATTGTAATGACATAATCGTATGACATTTTTAAAAATCCCCTTCTTCCAGACCATAATCATAGTGAGGAATATAGCCAAACAAATTTTTGAAATAGTGGCGGCTGAACTTCACCTTTTCATACCGGGTAAGAAGTTTAGCGCTTAGTTCCTTATCAGAACAATTTTCAATCAAGTGGATGATGGCAAAACGATCATCTACTGTATCATTATAAGAGACGACTACTTTGCAAAGGCACCAAAATAAAACAGTCGTAATAAGCATTGTAGTCAAAAACATTTTAATCAGTATGCTCCAGTACGGCGACAATACGAGCGATCAGGGCATCTTCATCGTATTCCGCCAAAAGTTCTTCCATATCAGATGCAAAGGCAATCATGTCGATTGCTACGTCTTCCCATGTAAAATCACCATTGTCATAATAACCGTTGTCTCTGGCATTTTCCCAATTGGAGAGAACGGCGTGTTTAAAACCAAGATCGTCCATCGTTATTTTTCCATTGAAATAAATTTGTCGTAAAGATGATTTTCCATAGCGAAAGCTTCAATTTCCCATGGCAGATCGTGAATGTGTTCGTAAGTGGTTGGATCGACTGGAACACCCTTCCAAACGGTTCCAGACAGTTGCCCGGTTGACCACTGAACGACGTGTGTCAGTTCATGGAAAATGGTCTTTACCATCGTTCCCCATCTCAACAAAGGGGAAATGACCACGATTACTTCGTTCTTGGCGCAATGGTAATTGTGACAAAAACCAGTGTAATCCTCAATTGCCTCGAATTCGAATTTTATGTCGATTGAGTTTGATATGGAAAGTTCCCTGATCGCGAAATCAACGATGCCCATAAATTCCCGTTCTGAAATACCAAATGTATCTTCAACGGAATCTAGAATGTAAACGGTCAACGGAATTTGATCCTTTGTTCCTGAAAACCGGAAGCGAAGAAGTCTGGAGTGTACCCCTGAAACCCCGAGTCCTGATTATTCAATTTCTTCAAAAGCTGATTGGCGGCTCTACCTGATTTAACCCTAACGATTCGACCGGTTGTCCGCTCAACAATCTTATTACCTTCCACACCATACTTCAACATTTATTAGCCTTCCTTGTTTACTTTACCATTAATAATATAGTTGACGTATTGATCAGCCAAGGTAATAATCTTGGTATGATCAGAAGAATAATTATCAGCATCAGCAAGTAATTGCTGAATAATCAATAGTCTAATTTGTGCATAATCCATGTTTATACTTCCTTTTTATCTAAATCCCGCAAATTCGGGTCTTTTCTTACTCTTTCCACCATAGAAAGGTACATCGTCTTCCGCTGCGCGCTCGCCAAAAGCGGAGTTGTCCATTACTGGTCGATCCTGAGATATGTCATCTTGAGCCGATTCCTCGACATCATAAAAACGCATCTTCTTACGATCCAAGCCGATAACGAATTTTGAATTTTCCGACTTGTCACCAAAACGGTTCTTCAATTGTTTCACCATAACCTGATTGAATTGATCAAGTTCTTCTGATCGAATAAGAGCAAACATCATGTCCACGGTGAAAGTGATACCTATTGAGTCTGACGTGTCGGTTAGTTCCACATCGGAATTGTTCATTCCCCCTCGGTTTGTTTGGGTTGCCGAGAAGATTGGCACATCAAGTTCCATGGCAAGCCCGCGAAGCTCGACAGCAATCGACATGACAAGGTTATAGGAATTGACGTTGCTAAGGTTGCGGTGGCGAATAGACGAGCAAATGTTGAGATAATCAACATAGATCACGTCTGCCTTGAATTTCCGCTTTAGCTTTAGTTCGTTGATGAAATGTCGGAAGTGTCCAACATGCGCCGATCCGGAAGGATATTCCTTGATGATCAGCTTGCCAGTGGAGCGAGTGCGAACCCTTTCCATCAGGCGGCTATATTGTTCCTTCGACAGACTGCGAAGCTCATCAATCGAGATATCGAGCAAGTTTGCATCGATACGTTCTCGAACCATTTCTTCACTCATTTCCAGAGTGAAATACAATACGTTTTGCCCTGCCATCAAATTGGCGGCGGCAAGGTGACACATGAAGATCGACTTACCAACGTTGGTGCCTGCCATGGCAACAATCAACGATTTTCGACCAACGCCACCCTTGGTGATCTGATTAAATTTCGCCAGATCGAACGGTATTTTTTCTTCAGTTCGATGATAATAATCAAACTGCTTTTCCCAATCATCCATGTAGTCGTGACCAAGATGGCTATCAAAGGATACTGCCAGAGCATCGGCAAGAAGATTTGGTAATGCCCCTCTTTCGATATCCTTTGATTTGCCGTCCATCACTGCAATGGAAGTTCTAACCGCGTTATAAAGGGCGCGGTCTTGACAAAACTTTTCAGTCTCGTCTAACAACCATTGAGAGTCAGTGAGCGTGTCAACCTGAAACCCTTGAACCATACCTATAAGGCTGGTGAAACGATCTTCATTGACACCATCATCCTTGTCGATGGTGATGACAACAGCCTCTTTTGAAGGAAGGCTGTTGTACTCGTTTACGAAATTGTTGATTGAGTTGAAAAGATATCGTTCATCCGGATCAAGAAAGTATTCTTCCTTCACATATGGCAGAACTTTCCTTGAATATTCTTCGTTCAATAGAAGATTGGATAATACGACGGCTTCAATCATGCGGAACACTCGTTTTTACTAAATATTCCGAATGTAAAAAATTTGGGATATAACAATTTTGAATAAAACTCGTAGTGGATTTGTTTACATCTGGTATGATCGTAAACGAAAAATGTATTATATCGGTAGCCATTGGGGAACCGATGATGACGGATATATTTGTAGTTCCAATCGTATGCGTGATGCTTACCGACGAAGACCTGATGATTTCAAAAGACGCATCTTGTCTCGTGTCTATACCAATCGATCTGATTTACTTCAGAAAGAACAGGATTGGTTTGACCGGGTAAAACATCGGGATAGATATTATAATTTAAACTGGAACACGCAAAATGGTTTTTGGTATGATGACACTATTCGCTATCGAAACATTCGAAAAAGAATGTCAGAGTCACATAAAGGAAAAACTCATACTGATGAGACAAAAAAGAAGATGTCTTTAATGAGACAAGGAGAATTAAATTCTAACTACGGAAATATTTATTCTCCAGAAACCAGAATAAAAATGTCAAACTCTCAAAAAGGCAAATTTGTTTCTCAAGAAACAAAAAATAAACTATCAAAAGCACATCAAAATAGAACTTATTCTGAAGACAGAAATGCTAAAGTGTCCGCAAGTTTGACTGGTCGTAAGTTAAGCCCTGAGCATATTTCAAATATGTCTAAAGCTGCAAAAGGACCGAGACCAAACAGGAGAAAAGAATATAAATTGATTTCTCCTGATGGCAATTTTACCCATATTACGGATTTGAAGACTTTTTGTCAAGACAATGATTTAAATTATGGTAGTATGCAAGGCATGTTCCACAGAAGTAAAACTTCTTACGCTTCGTATAAAGGGTGGACAGTCGCAAAACCTACCACCCCTAATTAGATCAATCTTCATATTCCTCACTTTCAACCGGGTAATCCGGTACTTCGTCTTCTTCACCCTTCACATCCAGCGTTCCGAGTGCATATGTTTTGATAACATAATCCTTGAATTTTTGGTCTTCCAAGATAGAATTCCAAAACGCCTTGGTGTCGGTATCCTTCAGACGATACTTCTTGTCTTCGATCTCGCCTGTTTCCTGATCGACCTTGCTATACCAGCCGTTCGATGGCTTGACTACGAACTTACCGTCAAGAGCGATTTCCATCAGACCAGAGTATTTTGAAATACCGCCGTCATATAGAACTTGGAACGGCAACTTTGCCTTTTCCTTGACCAAACGGCTCTTGTCGATGTTGATCGTGAACTGCCAACCGGTAAGCTCCGTACCTTCCTTGACTTGCTGTTTAGTGATGCGCAAAATCTGGTTTGACGAGTAAATACCGCCTTGACCGCCTGCGATAACATCCTGCGGATACATCGCGCCCTGTTCCTTGTAGACGTGCTGAATAGCGATGAACGGAATGTCCTTGATCGTCAGGTGCGGAGTGACCAGACGGAACAGCTTCTTGAGCATCTTGGCGCGTGTCATATCGACCGTGCCCTTACCTTCAGCCGTATCGTCAACT